GAACTCACCATCAGTCGCATAAACCGTGCCCCTGAAGGAGCCGGATTCGGCATAAACGGTTCCCCTGACGGTGACGCCGGCGAACCACGCAAACCCGCTTTTGTTAATGTGCCAGCCCACATTGCCGGTACCATCCCATGTGTTGGACTGGATGTACTGCCCAATTTTTGCATTATCAATGCTGGCATTCTGAATAAACGCGGATCGTAAAAACACCTGACCATTGAACACAAAGAACGCGGCTTCATAACTGCCCGGATCACTGCCGGAATAAATACCGAACTGGTCAGCAGCAAAAACAGCGGTTGATTTATACCCTCCACTGCCGTTTGGCTCGAGTGACATTCCAAAGCCCGAGTTATAGAGCTGTTCACCACGCCGCACGCCTAAATTTAGGGTGTAAGAAACCTTTGCGGTACCGTTATCGGTAATAACAGAAGTGAGCTTCTGGTTAATGGCTGCCTGCTGGTTTCCGAGCTGGGTTGCTACCTGCGTCTGGTATTGTGCAAAGGCCTGCTCGGCAGAAGACTGCGCCTCCTGAATGGTTGTAATGCTGCTTTTAACACCGTTAAAGTCGGCCGCCACTGACAGCCGGTACTCAGCGAATGCCTCATCGGCAGTTGCCTGTGCGGTTTTAACCTCGTTGATTTCCGCAGCCGCATCGCCAAACTGAACAGCCACAAGCTCCTGAAACTGAGAAAACGCCCTTTCCGCATCCGCCTGGGTGATTTGCACGCGCGATATCTCCGCACGCGCCAGTCCCACCTGTTCATACTGGATTTGTGCCCCTTCCACCTGTGCCAACGTGTTCTGCATTGTCGCTTCCAGGCTGAAATCTATTCCGGCCTGCACATTCTTAAATGCCTCCGAATCACGCACAGCTTCATCGATGTAATCGATCATGCCCGGAATATCTGACGATGCCTTGCCTGATGCCTCAACAAAACCCGACACGCCGAAGGCGTTGCGCGTCCGCACGTACATGTAATACGTGGTATCCGCTTTCAGTCCGTGAAGATTCCACTGGCTTGATCGCCCAAGGAACTGGGTCTGGTCTTCAATAAGCGCCGGGTTAAGAACACGATTTTCACCGCTGTACCAGAATTCAAAGGTGGTGTCTGAGGTGGCAGTAACACGCATAACCGGGACAATATCTGCTGAGAAAATGCCTGGCGTCCAGATAACGGAGGAAGGTGCCAGTGGCGCCCCGATAATCAGGTTTACCTGGGTTTCGGCACCCTTCATGCCGTTCTCGTTGCGGCCACGTACCCCAAGCATGTAATTCCCGGCATTGAGCCCGTAGAAGTCATAGCGAAACTGTTCGGTTACATACTGCGCAACAACCGCCCCGCTTTCGTTATAGACATACAGTTCGAACACCAGCTTTTTGGTGGTGGTGGCGGTTTCCCATGTCGCCGTCACCTGCACAGTTTCGCTGTTGGTATTCAGTATGCGAAGGTTCTCAATGTTCGGTACCCTGTAGCCATTCAGGGTGTCGGTGGGCATTTCAAACACAGCGCCCTCATCCACAATGGCCTGTTTGTTCGGGTCATGCTGCCCCGCCGTAATGCTGTAAACCGAGTTATTTTCTGTTTCAGAAATGCTCAGAATACGGAAAAGGCGGACGGACAGTTCACTGACCGATATGGCAAAAACTGTTCCATCACGCACCCAGGCTGGAGCGTTGCGCAAAGTAATGACGCGCCCGGATACACTAATAATGGGGTATTTCACAAACTTTCCATTGCTGCCCATAAGCGACATGTAGTCGCCAGGCGAAACCAGACCGGAGACGTCCGCATCGACAGTTATATTCGCGCCGGAGTGCGAGACAATACGCCCCCCCAGACGTGTCCCGGCATAGTCGTTATCCATGATTTCCACGACGTCACCCGGTGTGAAGGCGATTGCATCCCGGGCCATCTGGAAAGTTAACCGGCTGCTCTCCCGTTTTGCGGTTTCCAGCAACCATTTACCGGCTCGCCAGGCCTGCCCGCGCGAAGTGCAGCCGAACGCCTCGATAGTCGTCTCGTTATAGTTCCCACGCGCGATCATGGCATCGTCGGAAACATATTCCTTCACCTGCTCCCAGCCATTATCCGGGTCAGTCCAGGACACCACCACCGCGTTATATTTTTCAGCGCGCCTGACCGAGCCGCGGCTGAACTTACCCTCTACAACATTCGCATTGGTGATGGTGGCAACCGGGTCCTGAGGTGTATCCAGCATGACCGTGAGGCGCAGGCCATCCCAGAGGGCGATGCCCCGGAACATCCCGGCGATTTTATCCAGAATATCGCGGGCGCTGGCCTGCTCGGTAATATAGGCGTTCAGCGTCATGCGAGGCTCTTTCCCGCCATAGCCGTCGTTTACCAGCTGATCGCAGTACTGTGAAAGGATATAAAGCGCGCCGTCGTCGACATCGACATAACCCGCACGCCGGGCCAGGCCGAAGCGCGTGTTTTTCACCAGTTCGCGAAAGAGCCAGGCCGGGTTGTTCGTCCACGCTTTCTTAAATCCCCCCAGCCACAATCCGGTATACGTGCGGGCAATAGGATCGTAGTTATCCGGGACATCGACAATCAGGCCGCGCAGGTGATAGGTGCGGCTTGGGGTGTCCCTGTACTGGTCACGGTCAATCACTGCACCGGCAATAGCCGAAAACGGGTAGTTCAGGTTGTCGTCAGTGATCTGGCTGTAGCTGTTCCAGATAGTACCGTTAGATAGGAGGTCGCTGTTACTGTCAGGTGTGATACGGCGAACGCGGATATCGAAAGGTTTCGTTATCGGCGCATCGATAAGGTGCGCCTCAAGATATTCGCCAGATATTTTCCCGGTGATAGTAACCACTTTTTGCTGAATGAACGCACCGCCGGCAACGCGGGTTTCGATCACCATTGTTACAGAGGTTTCCTTCTGGTTCCCTTTCGTGTCCTGCTCGACCAGCCCCGTCACACCGATATTAAGCCTCACGCGTGTGACGTCCTGATCGGTTACTGTGCGGACCAGTGGCGTGTTGAAAGTCACCTCGGTATTAACGATGCTGGTCGCCTCGATAGCAGAAAAGCCGTTAATGGGGCTCTGGAATTCCGAGCCGGGGCGCCAGGCGACGCTCACGCCGTTCACGCTGACATTGCCGACAGAATCGGTGATGGGCGTTTTATTCAGCATGAAAGAAGAAAGGTGCGACTGGTCAACCGGTCCGTAAATCGGACCTTCACTGATGAGATCCAGCACGCGGTAAAACTGTTTTGATTTGAGGTTATCGTCGAGAAGTTTCGGAGTCGATGCCTTGCCGCCGCCTGATGACATATTTCCGCCTTAGCTTATTGATTCTGTCCAGTCCTGGTTGTTTGTGGTGTCGATACCAAGGGAAATTACGTTAGAGCCCACCACCATTTCCCCGAGCAGGATCGGCACTGGCCGCCCCTGCCCGGCGCGGTTCTCCGCACTGGTAAAAGAGTTATTAGTGATGGTGTTGTTTTCCGCAGCCTCGGCCGAGGTTTTGGTTTTCATGTTGCGGGACATGTACACGCTGTAGGCAATGGAGGCGACACTTACCGCTACAGCGACCCACATGGCGGCGGCTGCGGTAATTGCCCCCTCAATCACCGGCACGAAAAGTACACTGGAACCATCAGCCAGACGTCTGTCCAGGTGCCAGCGCATCTCGTCTGCTGCAACGTCTTCACCGGCAATCCGGACGCGTACCCGTGATTTAATAAAGTCCTTTTTAAATTCCGGACACTGCGCCAGCAGTAACCTCAGCCCCTGAGCGGGGGTATCAACGTTTAATGCGACCTGGCGGAAATGTCGGCGGAAATGCCCCGCAAATCTAAAAATGAGCACCGTTGATGTCTCCAGATGGAATGGGTTTGCTTTATAAAAGCCATGCGGTAGGGTTCGCGCCTGCTCAGATGTCCTGCGTGATCGTGGTGAAGCACCATGTTGTCTTCCAGAAGGATCATCGCATGGCACGGGTCGACACCCGGGAACGGCTGGCGGAGGATCACATCACCGGGTACGGCCTCGCCAGGGGAAACCTGGTGGAAACCGTTGGCCGCCATGTTATTCAGGTAGAGGTTCTCGCCTCGTAGCCACCAGCCTTCTGTACGCGCAAAATCCGGCAGGTCAATGCCACACAAGTGATACGCATCGCGAAACAGCGAGTAGCAGTCCGTCACACCATGCTTGAAACTGCGGCCCAGCAGGTGCGGTACCGCGCGGAACTTTCGCAGTTTGCCGTTACACGCCAGCCACCAGGGCAGTCCTGTCATGACCTGCATGGCACGATCAGCACCTGACAGCACCGGTACCGCCTGCGGGTGTGAGTGAAATACCGCCGTGACTTCTCCTGCCTCCTCCGCTGCCAGCCAGTCTTCATCGCTGATGCGGAAATGGTGAGCGGGATCGGGATGTGTATTCCGGCACGGGTAAAGGCGGGTATCGTTGATTATCAGCGCGCACACTTCATACTGCGACGAGGCCGCATAATCGAGAAATTCCTGCATCAGGAAACCTTCTGTGAACCGGGGAAACTGCTGATTGGCATGGGGTACGGTCGCGGGTACCGGAAGCGACAACCTGTGCGGCGGTGAGAACATTTGTCCAGCGCAGGATTGCTGGTCGGGTTGTCCCGTTCATCGGCGACCGGCGGTCCGTCGTAATTGCAGCCGGTACCGCGATAAACCCACTGGCATACATCCGCCAGGATAGTCCGCGCCGGAATAATAGCGTTGTCGCAATCCACCGGCGTTGCGAGGGAATAAGTCACCTGCTCTGAGGTTTCCTCTGTCATCTCC